CAGGATGGTGAATGAGAATCTGATAAACATCGGCCTGAACGATGTTAATCCTGGAATCGTTACCGGTGCGTCGGTGTCCCACGGCCTCGTCACGTCCGTCTCCAAGAATAATACGGTGGCACTCACCCCAATAGGCGGCATCGCGGTGGCCCTGATCAATAAGAGTGGCTCCCCGAGCGTGAAGGGTTCGGTCGTAAGTCCCAGCACGGAGGTTGATGGTGCCTTCATCCTTCAATCAAACGAGTTTGATGCCATTGGTGTTGTGTACGAGGGTGGGGTTGCGGATGGTGGTCTGTGTTTCGTGGTTGTGGCCGGAGTGGCGGAGGTCCTTTTGAAGGACGAGACCGCCGGGGTTCGTGGTTACTGGGTCAAGGCTGCCGATACAGACGGACGTGCTCAGGCGACTACCGCACCGGATGGTGTCGGTGCACTGGTTGTCTCGGAGCACTTCCGTGAAATCGGTCACTGTCTTGAGTCGGTGGATGCCGGAACGAATGTCCTTGCCATGGTCATTCTTCATTTCAATTGATGGTACGTCATTGGCCACATCGACCATCGTTGGTTCTTTTTATGGACGGGAGGAGAAAGCCTTAGCTGCTTTGTAATATATGGCCACATCGGTTGGTGAAGTCTGGTCGGATCTTGACGGTAGACTTGAACGGGACGATCTCGGTCAGGTTCGTAAGGCCGTAAATGTAGATTCGGTGATGACATCGATTGATAACATACTTCGCACATCGCCGGGTGAAAGGGTGATGCTGCCGCAGTTCGGTTGTTCGCTGCGGGCGATGTTGTTCGAGAATATGAACTCGGCCCTTTTAACCCACTTGTCCCGTCAGATTAAGAGCTCTATCGAGCTGTGGGACGACCGCGTAGAAATTGTGGAGGTCTCCCTTCTACAGGAGCCGGACCTGAATACGGTGTCGGTTGTAGTTCTGTTTGCCATTGCTGGCCAGCCAAAGATATATAAGTACGTGGCCCATATCAGGGGTGAGATCACATGAGCACGCCGGTTCTGAATTATGCCAACTATGACTTCAACGACCTGGTCCGGCAGTTTCAGGACCGCATCAAGCTATCGGATTCGTGGAAGGATACCTACAGATCGGGAACCGGTGAGACGCTGATTGAGCTTATCGCGTACGCGTTGAACATGGGCTTGTACTATACCGAGCGCCGGGCCACGGAATCGTTCCTGCCCACCGCCAGGCTGCTGTCGAGCGTAAAGAACATAGTTGCGGTTCTGAATTACCAGCCGAAGAGGAAGTCCTCAGCGGTAGGAAGTCTCACTTTCAGCATTGGCGGTGTAAATGATAAGATAGTATTCATTCCAAAGTATACCGAGTGTCAATCTACGAGTGGTATCAAGTACATCACGAATGAGGAAGCGACCATAGAAAAGGGCCAAACTTCCGTGGTTGTTAGTTCGATACAGGGCCATCTGGTTCGGATGGAGGTGTCCGCCAATGGTGCTATCAATCAGGAGTACACAATAAACTCCACCAAGGTAGAGAATAGCGCTGATTCCACCAACCCCACATTGAGGGTGCTGATAGACTCTGTTGAATGGACTAAGGTGGATTCGTTCATTTACAGTACATCCACCTCCCCCGAATACACGGTAAGAAATAATCCCGACGGCACCGTTACGATTAAATTCGGGGATGGTGTTAATGGGTCTGTTCCCATAAACGGTGCGTTCATAAGCATCAGTTATGTTGAATCGGATGGTCTTAGTGGGAATGTTGCCAACGCCGGTCAAGTGACCACGGTCAATGATGTCGTGTATGACGAGGATGCAGAGGCAATAACGGTTACGGTAACGAATTCTGGGTCGTTTCTTGGTGGCGATGACGAAGAGGGGATAGAAGAGATCAGATACGAAGCGCCAAGAGTTTTCCGAACCGGTCAGAGGGCTGTGACAAGGGATGATTTCATAACGATCCTTGATAACTATCCTGGGGTCGCAAACGCTAACGTCTGGGGAGAAACGGAGGAAGCGGCACTCCTTGGTGTCAGTTCGCTGGTCTCCATGAGGGGCATTGTTAGAATATGTGTGGTCCTGCAGGAATGGCTAGAACCCGACGATTCGTTTAAGAATACCCTGTCGGAATACCTGTATCATAACTATGCTGAGATGACCGTCAGATACGAATTCATAGACCCAGATGTTGTATACGTGATCCCGGTCGTATCGATGAAGGTTCAAAACGGTCATTCGCTGTCAAACACCAGGACTCTGGTGGAATCCGCCGTGTCCGATCAGTTCACTCTTGGATCGACCACTAAGTTGGGTGAGATAGTTAAGTACAGTGACATCCTTGGGGCCATAACGGCCGTTGATGGTGTCTCATACGCGAACATGACCCTTGAAATCAGGAATGAGTTGAGTTCCACTTATGACTCCTTCTACGATTACGGTGCCGCTTTGGGGGTCGTGGATATTAAGCCGGAATCGGTACGACTATTCATTGATGGGGTGTATGTAACGTCCGATTCCGACAACGGCGATGGAACAGGCAGTTTCACAAGCGCTGGCGTGTACACTATCTCCGGATCCATTGATTATTCGACCGGGGTCCTATTGGTTGATATTTCCCCATCCCCCACCTCAGATGCGGTGGTTAGATATCAACAGGATGACGATGGAAATATAACAACTACCATGAGGCAGGTTGCCAGGCTTTATGACGTTGATTTCACGTCGGTTTCAATAGAATAGGGGACCAAAATGAGATTGAGTTGGAGTTGTAATTGGGGTTTCAGACACGTTAGGAATGGTGTGGTTATATGGCAGGAGAGAGTTAACAACTTTCTGGTCACCGAGGGAAACAGGGCGATTACTGACGTGTTCATGCGGGCTAACGATGCCCAATACTTCCCGTTTACCAACTTTTACATCGGTCTGTATCGTGGGTCGATTTCGAAGGCGACGGCCTTGTCTACGATTCCAGGAGAACCGTCTGGTAATGGGTATTTGAGAATGGTAATAGAACGGTCAAATATCGGGTTCCCGACCATGGAGGTAGACGACGACGGGGATTGGCGGGCGGTATCAAAGGAAATAACCATAACCGCATCAGGCGGTTCAATCGGCCCGGTTGATGGTGGATTTCTCGGCACGTCCAGTGATAATACCGGTGTCCTGATCGGTGTTGTGGCAACGAGTGTACAGCGGACGATCATAAACGGTGATTCGATGATTGTTCAGTTGAAGGCAAAGGTGAAGTGATGGCTGGCCTGTCCAATTATTGGCGAAATAAGGTTCTCAGTCATGGATTCGGGAAAGAGGTGTACGCTGCACCGTCCCTCTATTGGGTGGCCCTGTCACTTACCGATCCACTTGGAACCGGTCTTGGCATAACTGAACCATCAGGCGGTGGTTATGGTAGGATTGGTACCGCTTCTTCGGATTGGAACGATGTTTCGTCGTTCGAGATTCACAATTCGGCTATGATCAGGTTCCCAAGGGCCCTTTCCAATTGGGGCGAAATACTGTATTTCGCAATATTCGATGACGAAACTGCTGGCAACATGTTGGCATACGGCGTGGTAGCACCGTTCACAGTTTCGATATACGACGTAGTTCAGTTTGATCCCAATGACCTGGTTGTATCCTTGTAGGCCGTAGACAATGGAGAATTTTACTACTTATACGGAGAGTGATGTAGGCGGTAGGATAGCCGTGGCGGCTAGTGCTATTACCATTAATGAGATGGCTGGTAGCACCGATGCGGTGGTTTATTATGATTTCGGTGTTAATTATTTCTCAGGCGACCTTGTTCACGAGGTCCAATTCACTACTCCACCGTTGGCCGAGGCTGATATCAGTAGTTTTCTGTACTTTTGGATGATGACGAACACGACTTCGAAGAGGCCATCATTGATTGAATCATCCGGTGAGAACTATCAGGCGTGCTTTTTCAACAGATCCGCCGGTGGCCTTCCGTTGATCTTTCTAAGGTTGGTGGAAGCCGGTTCGGTTGTTAACCAGGACTTCTCCGTTACGCTGGCTTGGTCAACCAAGTATTACTTGACCATTATTCGGGATGATGATGGTGGCGTCAATGGGACCGGTAGATACACTGTGTACATTGCAACCGGGAATTATTATGCATCCGGCGGTACTTTGATTGATACCTTAACCAGGGACTGTGGTGTTGGTTATCAGTTGGATTTTAGGTACCTATTCGCGACCTCCAATCGTGGTACTGGTACCGCCACAGTTGATGGTCTGGTAGAGAACCTGAATACACACGATAGGCTCTACCTCAGGGGCGGAATGCCGGAATGGAGTGAACTTAGTCCATGTCCGGAGGCAAAGAATCAGTTTGGCTTTGAGAGTTGTGGCGGACTGTTGTACGCGGTCTGTGGTCTCACTACCGGGTCGGTTCATTCAAAAACCACGTACGCGTACGACCCCGATTCCGATTCCTGGGAATCCGTGGCGGACGCACCACACGAGGTTCAGAGCCCGGTGGTAAGATCGGTCAACGGGAAGTTGTATTTGATAGGTGGATACCGGAGTGACCTCGGCCTGAAATACGACAACTGCTACGAGTATGATCCGGATACCGATGTTTGGGCCGAGAAAACGCCAGCGCCGATTGCTTTCGAGGATGCGTACGCTGTGGTGATGGATGAAAAGATATACGTATTTGGTGGTCTAACGAATCCAGGACATAACCTGATACCATATATACAGGTGTATGATCCGTCCAATGATAGTTGGGCCCAGATTGATTGGCTGACACCAAGGGCGCTGGGTGATGGTTCTGTCACCATCAACAACAATGGTATGGCGTTGATAATAAGTGGAACTGATGACATGGGCGGGTATCCAGGGGACATAAGGGCAATAACAAGTGTCCTTAAGTATAGATCCGTCGATGATAATTGGTCTGCATTGTCGTCTGTACCGGTTGCGAGAACTTATCACGAGGCGGAGGAGGTTGATGGCGTGGTGTACACCCTTGGTGGGGTCAGGGTCGACCTGACGGATTTTCTGGATACGGAATTGCTGTACGACGTTGACCTTAATAAATGGTCAACCTCAAGACCATCGTTTCTCGTTGACGCGGGTGGTATAACCGGGGCCGGAATGGCGAAACAAAATAGTACCGTTTATTTCTGCGGTGGATACCACTATAATGGTACTAGTTTTGAGTTTCTAAGTGGTTTATATAGCTACTCAAGACCGGGGGCTGGTGACGGTAGTGGGACGCTTACCAAGTTCGTAGATTCGGTTTCACACTTCGTGACCAGACTGTTCAATATACCATCAGACCTTAGTCATGAGGCGTAACGATGGCAACCTGGTATAGCGACGATGGGCTTTACTCCGACGCCGAGGAAGTGGCTGTTCTTGATGGCCAGTTCGATATGGTGATTGATGAACGGTCCGTATCGAGGCCATTGACCGATGATGATTTGACCGGCGAGTTTGATATACTTATGTCGTTTCTCGGCGGTTGTGGTATCGACTTATTGCAGTGGATGCCGGAGAAGTTTAGGTCGTCCCAGATCCTGGTCGATTACCTTAGGGAGGTTGGCGTACAGTTTTGCAACTGGTTGACGCAGGTCAGTGACATAGTAAAGCTCCTTAACACCAGCACGACCAGTGACACTAAGTACCTCAGATATCTTGGTGCCATGATCGGTGTTGAGTTCCCCCCGGAGGACGATGTTACGGTCGATGAGATGAGGAAGAACATCTCGTTGGCTATAGATTGGTACAAGGTCAAGGGCACCTACAGGGCCGTCCAGATTATATCAATGATCCAGCGGTTCACGGTGAATATATACGATATGTGGTCGGACGACTACAGCAGCTTCGTGCTCGTTGATTGGTTCTCCGGCAATGAGGGTGAAAACCCTCCTGGTCTTGACGCGTCGTACTATAAGACGCCACACTTTGGCGTTGAGGTTCTGCTTAATCGGGTGTATACTGGTGGGTCCGGTGGCATTAGTGGTGGTTCACCGTTCCTTTGGGCCTCAGATTACCTCGATCAACTGTATAGAAAAGTGGAGGAGATGCGACCAGCCCATACTGTGCCGCACTATATACTTCTGCTAAATCCGAAGACCGATGAATTCGGTCATACAGTCGAGGTCGATGGCAATATTCTGTGCAGGGTAACGGGGGATTGGGAGTACAGCACTAAGTACCTCGATGAAACGACGAGTTATGAGATGTGGAATACCGATGATGGGGCGATTCTCGATGAGTCGGAGACCTCGTTCCTCCAATCGATTACCAAATGGACGATTGGAACCGGTGTTGGCGACATCACCGAGCCGAGTTGGGATGTCGTCAGCCCGGTGGTGAGTGGTGTAATCGACACCTCCGATATCACGATATCAGACGATATAATCACGTTCGAGTTCGTCGTCCCGAAGGCGGTTGTCCAGGCTGGGATCACGGAGGTCGGTCTCTACATCCCCGGTGCACCGGACGTACTGGTGGTCGGGTCAACCTTCCCGGCTATTGAGAAAGACGCACGCACGGAACTAAGGGTCGTGCTTGAAGTCCATAAAAAGGACCTTGGTTAGTTTTATGTTCGATAGGAGGTTTTGATGCCCACGAACATTGGTAACCAGACGGTATCGGTCTTCTTCCACTCGGTGGCCAACTCCGGCACCTGGAATAAGAGACAGTTGAACGTCCGTCAGGTCGGCATTTACACCGGTGGGTGGCTCACGGTGGTCAACGCGACGACCGCACGAATCTCGGCGCTCGTTTGCGAAATCACCGATGGTACGTACCAGGTGAGGATCTCGACCGGCGACACGGTCAACATAACGGTCAACAGTTCGACGCCGTACCTCGTCCTGAGATGGGCTTACGGTGGGACTACCGCCGACTACATGGAGCTGATGGCCGTCGCCAGCCCGAACGCCAACGATCTGATTCTCGGTAGGTGCACGTTCGCCGGTGGTGGGGCGCTGAACGGCTTCGACTACAGTGAACGATCGAATCCGAGCACGCACGATCAATACTTGAAGGTCGAGCCGACCGGTGATAACGAACTGCGGGTGAGAATCCGCGGTGGTTATTACCAAACGTCCGCGGCCTCCGTTCAGGTGCCGGATCAGAAGAGTGACGCTGTTACCCCGCCCCTTGCGAACAGTCAGGTCTACCTGGTCTACGTTGATACCGATGGCACGGTGCGAATCGACAGCACCGGCACGCCGGGCGTGAATCCGGTTGCTCCCGATTACGCCGGCAAGCTGGTTCTCGCTGAGATTACGCTTGCTGCCGGTGCGACAACGATCACTACGGACGACATTAAGGACGTGCGTCCCTTTGTCACCGGTCACGCCCCGAGCCCGGATGGCGTGACAATACTAACCGATGGGTCGGGCAACTTGAAGACCAGGGACCCGGTTTACAACATGGCCCGAACGATTGGTAGCCAGCTTGTCAATCTTTCAACATGGACGAAGGTCTCGGCACAGGGAACGGTCAAATATTCCGGTATCGGGCCGGTCGTCTCCGGTGTGTACACGTTGCCCGCCAGTAAGCTATACAAGCTCAGCTACTCGGTGGTTTTCGGGGCGCTGTCCAGCACTCCGATTTTTGAGGCCAGATGGAGAGTCCTAACCGGCGACATCACCTGGTGGTTCGCCGACGACGAGTATAATCAGTCGATGACGAAGGTGGAGGCCAAGGACGGGGATGCCCTCGTCACTCTGTCCGGGACCTTCCTGTTTCTACCGTCCGTTCAGAGTACGGTGCAACTGGAGGTCAAGACCAGGGACGCGGCCGGTCAGTACGGTCACGTTCTTTACGCTACAACCAACATCTGGGCTGAATAAGGTTTGATATGGGCTCGACAAATCACGGAACTCAGACGGTTTCGCACAAGTATTACGAAGAGGTCACCGCCAACAACCGCAACGTTCGGTTGAAGGACATCATTGCACGCGGGATCTACGACGGCGGTTACCTTGAGAGGACGGACGATACCGAGGTCA